CAAATTATCTCTACCTTAATTGGTGCTTGTGTTGCTGCCCCACTAGCCTCTGATCCTAGAGGTATTACTGCAAATGAACTCCCAGCACCAGCTGTTGTGGATACTTCTGCATCAGCTATTGGTGTAGCTGTAAGTAATTGTTCAGAAACTGTTGCATTGGCTATTCTTCAAAGCATTGAGAACTATCTTGTTCACATGCAAGAAAACAACTTCCCAATCAATGATGTTCATTGTGTGGTTCCACCAAAAGTATTCCAAGTTATTCGTGCGCTTGGTATTCCAAGACTTACCACCTCCTTTGCCAACAACCCACTGTTTACAGCGGGTCATGCATATGGTGGCGCTGGTCCAGCTGGCTTTGCTGGAATGAATGGAATGGGTGATTATTTAGATTACATGGGTGTGAAAATTTGTAAATCAAACCACATTCCACGTACAGATTTAACCTCCGCGTCGATTGGAGAAGCCAAGTATAACCTCACTTGCAACACAGTTAATATTTTTGGAATCATCTTCCAAAAAGAAGCAGTTGCTGGATTATCCTTAATGGGTATGAAGGTAGATACTGTTCAAGATGTTCGTCGCAACACTCAGTTTACAGTTGCCAGTATGCTTAAGGGTACTGGGATTCTGCGACCTGAATTGTGCCAGATCTTGGTAGGCACTACAAGTGCTGTTGCGGCAGATACAAGTGCCGAAATTGATGCAAGATCAGAGCTTGTCTCTCTCTTCGGTGCATCAACTTTGACTGCTCAGTATGCAGTAACTGCATAATTTTTATTACATTTTATTTCTGCCTTCAAGTTTCTAACGAAACTTGGGGGTTTTTAAACAAGGAGGCATATATGGGTTTAATTACAAGACTACAAGCTGTTAATCAAATGCTGTTAACGGCTGGTGAAAACTTAGTTGCAGACTTAGAAAACTCTAGTGGTGTAGATACAGGTATTGCTGAACACATCCTAGAACAATGCAGCTTAGATTTTCAAATGCGTGGTATGGCTAATAATAAAGTTGTTCGTAAAATGAATACCAATGTTTTCAGTAAGCTAGTATTACCTGTAGCCGATAACGATGAGCTAGGTGTTATCGCTGCCGAACTTGTTTCGTTTCATATAAACTCAGATAACACACAAATTAGAGTTCGTGTTTTAAATGAATCGCCTATTCGTTTGTGGAATATAACTGACGATACAGATATATTTGAACCAAATGTAGATTATTATGTTGAGCTTATAATGAAACTGCCTTGGGATAATCTAGACACAGCAGTACAAAGAGCAATCCTTAGTTCAGCCATGCGGGACTACCAAATATTAACACAAGGAGATCCCTCAACGGATGCTTACTTGGCGTTTCAACAACAAGTTTTTAATGCTAAGGGTAAAGCAGCTGATATAAATGATAAGAAAAAGAATATATTTTCTAGCGGAGATCCCTCGCTTCAATCTGCTGTAAACAGAAATGCTTATACCAACGATCCCAGTCGTTTTAGATTCTGGAGAACACGAGGATAACATATGGCAAGAAGACAATCTATTGGAGATACCGTAACCAGAATATCAATTCCTAATATTCTCAGTGTAAGTAGACAAGCAACTAATAAAAGACAACCGCAAGATGCGGAAGATATTAACAATGCTTTAGTAACGCTAGAAAAGAATATTGAAAAACGATCTGGATTTACTGTTGTCAACCAAAATACAATAGATGGTCTTTATAACACAGGGTGGGACTTTGCCAACAATAGTAGTCGCTTAGATTTATTTGAACTAAGTGATGTACAAAACAGCGACTTCTGGTTTCATTGGTATAACATTAATGAAGAAACAAGGTTTTTAGTTGTTGTTGATTTTAAAGCTACAGCCAAAGACAAACAACTAATCTATGTATACCAACTGTTAACAAACAATGCATGGAAAAATGTTTCTATTCCCGCTCAATGGGATCCTACAGACCCAGCAATTCAAGATGCAACACAAGGTAATGCAAATAACAGCACTGTAGTACAAGCCTATGCTACAGCAAACAGTATAAGTTATGCCGCTGCTGTAGCTGCGGGTACATTAAAACTAACAACAAGACAATACCTTACCTATGGATCTGCTGCGTCTAAGATTGCAAGAGAATCCCTAAAGGCTTCAACATTAGGGTCTTCACTAATTATTTTAAACACAAACGTATATGCTGGTTTTAGCTCAGACGTTGAGGGTAAGTTGTTTGATCTAGGTGGAGTTGTAACAGGGTCTGATGATATTCGTGGTAGAAAGCTGACTTATTATACCGCCGCCAAAGTTATCAAAGTATATGATCCTGGGATAGACAACATTCCAAACACAGCCGATGATGTTTTCCTAGGCTACACTCCTGACAGTGTAAACGGTAACTATATTGCAGTTGATGATTACTTGTATGATAAACCTGGATTAGCTTTTCTTGGTCAACGAGTAAACGATGCAAGCGTTATTCGGTTACCCCCACAAAAAGATGATTGGTTCAGTAACAACGCTAATATAACAACTGGTGATAACAAAGCACAGCTTATGTTAGCTGCCTTATATGACTCAGATCACCCCCTTGGCAACATAACTGGTGGCGTGAATGGTAGAGGAAAGATAACTAAAACACTGAATTCATTTTTAAATATTGTTTCTGGTTACTACAGGTTTATTTCATTTCCAGATTCTGAAATATATACCTATGGCACAACCGCAGTAAATGCAACCAGTATGGTTGTTGGTAAGGCGTATGAAATCTTGGTGGTTGGGACAACAACCTTTACAAGCCACGGAGCAGCCAGTAATACTGTTGGTGTAAAGTTTGTGGCAACTAGCGTTGGCACTGGAGATGGTACAGTTAAAGAGGCTGTTGTTGGTACTAATAATCCATACCTTCAAAAAGTTAGAACTCCAGATGAGTGGTCTTATATTGATCCAAACAGAATGCCACACAAACTGAGTTTAAACATTGTTAACTCATTACCAGTTTTTTCTATTGCATCTATTGATTGGACCCCAAGAGAATCTGGTACCAAAGATTCTAATCCCGGCCCCAGTATTTTTCGTACAACAAATGGAAAGAGTTTAAAACATGTACGCATAAGATCATTGGCTGTTTTTAAAGACAGGCTGTGGTTTTCAGCTGACGATATTGTATTCTCCTCCGCTCTTGGAAAGTACGAGAATTTGTTTATTGAAGACGCAACAAACATTGTAGACTCAGATCCAATTGATGTACGCGCATCTTCTAATACTTATGCAGAAGTTGTTTCAATGGTTCCCTTTGAAGATTACTTGTTTGTTAACACCAAAGCAAACATTCAATTTCAATTAATGTCTGCCGGTGGAGAAGGAACTAACTTATCACCTACCAATGTTTCTATTTCTCCCGTTACATACTACTCTACATCAGCTATTGTTGAACCACAAACAATTGGTTCTCAATTATATTTCTATGATGCTCAAAGATTATACTTGTATATGGGCAAAGGTAAACTAGGACTTGCTTCGGCTGTAGAAGTTTCTTCTTCTGTAGTTGGATACCTTCCAAAAAATTATCGCGCTGCTTGCACAGCTCCCACTCACGATTCAATTATAACAGTTGACAGTGATAACCCAAACAACATTTATTTTTACACTGTTCGGTTTAGTGGAGATCGTTTAATTCAAAGTTCGTTCTATAAATTTATACTCAGTGCATCTAGCGATGTTCAATCTCTCCAAGCATACAACAGTTACTTATATGCTGTTGTAAGAAATAATAATAAGTATTTCTTACAAAGAACAAACTTATTACCTGACTCTATAGAAACTCCTAGGTTAGATGATGTTTTTATTTTCAAAACTAAAACTTCAAATCCAGATCCAAATACAATCTATGACCCAGTAACCAACACCACAACCTATAAGATACCTGTTAACTTACCATATACAACAGCGAATTCTATCATTGTGTTTGGTTCAAATTGGAGTGGTGAAATACCAAACACAGCTGTAGTTGGAACAGTAGCAACGTCTGGTAATTTTAAAGAGTTTGTTATTCAGGGTAACTACAGTGAGGATAACAAAACAATTTATTTAGGTAATCAATTTACTTTTGATATTACCCTAAGTCCTTTAGTTGTCCGAGATCAAAACAACCAAGCCGTAGAAGGAACTTTATCGGTTAGGTCTGGTATTATTAGACACGCAAACTCTGGTACTTATTCTATCAGTGTTTCTTCTAGATCACGACCACCTTTAGTATCCTCTTTCTTTCCAAACTATGCTGATATAGTTTTAAATGAAGATGCGATACCACCAGATTTAGTAGATGCTAACGGTGAATTTACTTTTAAAGTATTTGGTTATTCCGATTCTACAGTTATTAGTATTAATTCAAACAGTGTTACCCCCGTGAATATTACCAACATAGATTTTAAAGGAAAGTTTAGACAAAAATCAAATACAATTAATACATAAGGAAACACAATGAATTCTGCTGACTATACTAAAAAAGTTTTAGGATTACTGAGTGAAGCAGATTTGTCTCAAA